GGTGATATTATCAAGACCATCACACCTTCCAAGAATGGAATGGCAATTGCCAAGGTGGACGAGAAATTTGATGTCGAATTTGGAATTTGGGATTTGAATAAATTTCTTGGAGTTATCAGTTTATTCTCCACTCCTAGTTTTGATTTTGGTCAAAAAAGCATGAAGATTAAGAATGGTGGCAATTCAGTAGTGAATTACTATTATTCTGAACCAAGACTTCTTTCGGTTCCCACCAAGGATGTCATCATGCCAGAAGTGAATGTCAGCATCACAATGACTGATAAGCAATTTTCAGAATTACAAAAAGCAGCGTCGGTAATGCAACTTTCCGATTTGTCCTTTACCACTGACAATGGACAGATTGTAGCAATGGTGTCGGATCTTGGCGATCCAACAACCAATACCTATAAAGTGGTAGTTGAGGAGAAATACAATGGAACTGAGTTTTTGTTCAATTTCAAAATGGAGAATATCAAGATTCTTCCTGGAGATTACAAGATTAATTTCGCGAAAAATGTTGTTGGCGAATTTGTACATAAGACTATTTCGCTGACTTATTGGTTTGCCATGGAAGCTAACACCTCTAAGTATGGATCTAAATGATGAAACCTGAAAATTTCCTGTGGGTAGAAAAGTATCGTCCCGCAACCATCGATGAGTGTGTTCTCCCCATGTCGCTGAAGTCAACCTTCAGCGACATGGTTGCTAAGGGAGAACCTCAGAATTTGCTCTTCTCTGGTACTGCTGGTGTTGGCAAGACAACAGTCGCAAAGGCACTCTGCAATGAGATGGAGTGTGACTGGATTATTATTAATTGCTCAGAGGAAGGAAACATTGACACGCTGCGAACAAAGATTCGTCAGTTTGCCAGTACCGTATCTCTGAGTGGGGATACTAAAAAGGTGGTCATTTTAGATGAGTTTGATTATTCAAATGCTAATAGCATTCAACCTGCTCTGCGAGGTGCTATTGAAGAATTTGCAAATAATTGTAGGTTTATCCTTACTTGTAACTATAAATCAAGAATTATTGAACCTATTCACTCTCGTTGCACTTGTATTGACTTCGTACTTGCTGCCTCCGAAAAACCAACCATTGCCGCAAAGATGATGGAACGGTGTTCATATATTCTTAACCAAGAAGGTGTTAAGGCAGATAAGAAGGTTCTTGGTCAATTGATCATGAAGCACTTTCCAGATATGCGTAGAATTCTAAATGAATTGCAACGGTACGGAGTGTCTGGTACGATTGATGTGGGAATTCTTTCCTCTATCGCAGAGGTAGAGATTAAGAACCTGATGACTGCACTTCGCAACAAGGATTTTGTCACGGTTCGTCGTTGGGCAGCACTCAATGCTGAAACCTCCCCCCAAGAGATCTATAGGAAAATCTACGATGCCCTTGGTGAGCATATGGAGAATCAGACCATTCCAGAGGCGATCTTGATAATCGCAGAGGCACAGTATCGCTCTGCTTTTGTTGCTGATCAAGAGATCAATCTTGTAGCGTGTCTAGTCCAGTTGATGATGTCTTGCGCTTTCAAATAATATGCTTTCCGATATCTTAAACTCAATCAATCAGACCAAGGAAAATCTCCTATCCAAAGACCCCCGTCTGGAGAAGGATTATGTTCCCTTTGTCATCAATAAATGCTTTTCGTATTTTCCCGATACCATCTTTTATGCCAATAGAATGAATCAGTCTGCATTCTTAGATAAAAAGATGCAATATGACTATTATATTCACTCAATATCCAAGCGTAAGCGTTTTTCCAAGTGGATCAAATCCGAGGAAAGCAAGGATTTAGAGGTGATCAAGGAAGTCTATGGGTACTCAGATGCCCGTGCTAGGGAGGTAATTGACTTGCTTCCTATGGACAAATTACGCGAATTAATACAAAAAGGTGGTCAAAAACGGTAAAACCCTAAATATTTTCTATAATATGGAGCATTATTATGGAAGATATTTTTGAGGGATTGGGCGTGGAGATAACATTGAAAAGTGAAGAAGATTTCCTTAAAGTTAAGGAAACTCTCACTAGAATCGGTGTATCTTCTAAAACTGAAAAGAAATTATATCAATCGTGTCATATACTACACAAGCGAGGTAGATATGCTATCATACATTTTAAAGAAATGTTTGTTCTTGATGGTCTTGACTCTGATATATCAGAAGACGATCTTGGGCGAAGAAATACAATAGTTAAATTACTGGTAGAATGGGAATTGGTGAATGTGATAGATCCAAAACAGTATGAGCAACCACAACTTTCTCTTGCTAGATTGAAGATCATTCCGCATAAAGAAAAGAAAGAATGGACTTTGATTCCTAAGTATCACATCGGTAAGTGACATATATAAGTGTGGAGATTTTATATTATGAAAAAAATGCAAGCAATTGGTGCTCCATTTCAAATAGAATATTCATCAAATTCTAATTTATTGCCACAATCCTTCAGTTGGATCGCGGAAGACTTTCCTGTAAAAGTTTTTATAGATGGTGGAATTGCCATCGGAATGTCTTATCAAAAGAAACCTGGAACACTGAAAATAGCATGGGTTTGCGAATCGCGTGCTATTTTTCATGCAATGAACTTTCCAAGAGAAGTTTGGGAAGAACAATTTTTAAATATTTGCGATTCATATGATCTTCTTTTTACTTCTGAGAAGAGTTGGTTGGGAAAGCATCCAAATGTAAGATATTGTCCAGCAGGAAGTAATCTTCCATGGATAAAGAACCAAGATATTTTTCCAAAAACAAAATTAGCATCTATGATTGCTTCTCCCAAGAAATTTGCATTTGGACATGCTATTCGTCATCAATTGGCAGAACAATATAAAAATAACCTTGATCTGTATGGTGGAGTTCTTGGATCTCGTAGATTAAGTCCAGGTGTTCCGTGGGGCGATAAGTCTGAAGGACTGAATGATTATATGTTTTCTATTACTGTGGAAAATGATAAGTACAGTACATATTATACAGAGAAAATAACTGATTGTTTTGCTACGGGAACAATACCAGTATATTGGGGAGCACCAGATATTGGTGATATCTTCAACAAAGATGGAATTATAGAATTAACTCCAGATTTTGATCCAAAAACATTGACAAAAGAACTATATGAAAGTAAACTTGATGCAGTAAGAGACAACTTTAATCGGGTTAAAGAACTTGTTTCTGCTGATGATCAATTATTTAAATTAATCAATGAAAACTGAAATTGTATCCTTTTATTGTGATATAGATGATCGTACATACTATAGCGATCACGCGCGTCGTCTGAGAATCAATTGCAATGAGAATAATATTCCACATGATATTCGCGAATTACCTTCGCGTGGTGAATACCGTTTAAATTGTCTTGCTAAACCAAGATTCATTCTTTCTGTGTTGGAAGAAAAGAAACGACCATTTGTGTGGATGGATGTTGATTCTTTGATTCATGCTGAACTTTCTATATTTGATACCCTGAAAGACAACTGCGATATGGCATTTGCATATCAAGGCAATCCTCCAGATGTGAATCCCAATTTACCCAAAGCATCACCAATTTATGTAAATTATACAGAAAAGACTATACAGTGTTTGACTTACTGGGTTGAACGATGCGAATTCAATGAAATGAATTTGGGTGTGAAATTTTTTGATCATGAAGTTCTGATGGGTGAAGTATTGCCAGAATTTTTATCCAAGATGCGAATTGGTATGCTTGGACATCCATATGCCATATGGCCTGGAACATCATTGCCAGAAGGATTCACGCCAATGATAACAATGGGAATTGCTGATGGAAAATCCAAAGAAAATTCACTGAGAGAAATGGGACTTCGAGAAGAAATCGTAAAATTTAACTTAGTAGGTAATGCAAGTGAATAAACAAGTTTTATTTTGGCAACCAGCTGGCATTGGTGATATATTCTTCTTACAGAAGGCAGCAAGACATTTTATATCTTCAGAATATGAAGTCATATGGCCTGTGATTCCAGAATTCCTATACATCAAGGATTACATCAAGGGAATCAATTTTGTAAATGTAAATGAAGATTTTCCTCGTAAGGAATTATATAAGACACCAATTGCAATCAATACAGAAGAATTCATTTATATTCCTTTTGATATTTCACATCATAGATTTGGTGTGCTACCGATGAAGGGCAAGTATCTGTTGATGCAATTCCTGGGATTTGATGTCAATGAAAATAATTGGAAAGATTATTTGCAATTTGAACGAAATCAAGAACGAGAGATTCGTTGTAAGGAAATCCTTGGTATAAAGAACGAACCATTTATTTTTGTGAATAATATGTTTGCTTCTCCACCTGATATGGTATACAGGGAAGTCAATATTACAAATTCAAATATAAAGTGTGTATACCATAAACCAGAACATATCAAACTATTCAATGTATTTGATCTATGCTGGGTTATTGAGAATGCTGTAGAGATTCATACAGTTGAAACTTCACTTTGCTATCTTGTTGAAAAACTAAATACTAAAGGAAAACTGAACATGTATTCGCGAAAAGTGAATGACAGATTGCAGAATCCAGATTTTTCATATGTTGACCATATTTATAAAAAGGATTGGAATTATATAATATGATGCTTGAAGTTTCTATTGGCGAGGCAATTGACAAATATACAATTCTTACAATCAAAGAAGAATGTATCAAAGACGAGAGAAAACTCGTAAATATTAAAAAAGAAAGAATGGAAATTGAAAAATCCCTGATAGATCAGGGATACTTTTATTCATTCATCGAAGAGATGGCAGACTTGACTAAAGTAAATAAAACTCTTTGGGATATAGAAGATCAGATACGAATTAAAGAAGCAAATAAACAGTTCGATCATGAGTTCATAGAACTTGCAAGATCTGTTTATATTACTAATGATAAAAGATTTGAAATTAAAAATCAAATCAATCAAAAGTCAAATTCGAATCTCAAAGAAGAAAAGTCGTATGCCAAATACAATTGATATATCAGATATAACATTTCTTGGAGTGGACGGTGTTGGTAATGATGCAACTATATTGCGTTCATTAAAATACAGCAAACAATTTTTTCCAAATGCTAAAGTTAAATTTTTAACTTCAGGAAATCATCATTCAATCGATCCTGATATTGAACATGTGCAAATACGAAATCTTGGATACGATGAATTTAGCAAATTCTGTTTAACTGAATTGTATCGGTATTTTGATACTAGTTATATGATATATTGTCATGGTGATGGGTTTGCCACAAATCCAAATGCATGGACTGGTGAATTTTTAAAATATGATTATCTAGGAGCACCTTGGCCAAGATCTAATCTAGAAAGAAGTTCAAATAGATGGGAATTGGTTAAAAAAGCGTACTACGAATCACAAAAAACTTATTTTGTTGGGAATGGTGGATTTTCATTTAGATCTAAAAAATTAATGGAATCTGTAAGTCAACTGTACAAAGATGAATATTATGGTATACCAGAAGATCTTGTCATAGCAATAATCATGCGAAAACAACTGGAAAAACAAGGATTTAAATTTACAAGTGATATAGGAGTTGCTGGTAAGTTTTCATGTGAAGCACCCTTTGTAGATGGATACATACTTTCATCGGATGAGAGTTTTGGATTCCATTGTGGTGGAACTCATCCCCACAAAGTGAAATTATTGGAGACTGTATGAAGGTTTTAATTACTGGTGTTGCTGGTCTTTTAGGTTCTCGTCTTGCTGATTGGTTGATTGAGAATGACAAAGCAACGGTGTATGGTATTGATGATCTTTCTGGTGGATACATCCAGAATGTAAATTCTAAAGTTGTTTTTTACAACTACGACCTTACAAGCAATAGCAAAAAAATAGAATATCTTTTCAAGGAACATAAGTTTGATTATGTCTTTCATTTTGCCGCATATGCTGCTGAAGGGTTAAGTCCTTTCATTCGTCAATATAATTATGAAAATAATCTGATTGCAACTACAAAGTTGATCAATCTTAGCATCAAGCACAAGATCAAGAGATTTGTATTTACATCGACCATGGCAGTTTATGGCAATGGTGAAGTTCCCTTCAAGGAATCGCATCAGCAAGCACCAATAGATCCATATGGCATTGCAAAATATGCGTGTGAGATGGATCTCCATGTTGCAGGAGAACAGCATGGTCTTGATTGGTGTATCTTTAGACCTCACAATGTATATGGTGTCAATCAAAACATCTGGGACAAGTATAGAAATGTTTTAGGTATTTGGATGTATCAGCATCTTAACGGTATGCCAATGACGATCTATGGTGATGGAGAGCAAACCAGAGCATTTAGTTATATTGATGACTGTGTTCCATACTTTTGGATGGGTGCTATTGAAGATAAGGCATCAAAGCAAATATTCAATATTGGTGGAGATGATCATATTTCTATAAATGATGCTTGCAATTTGTTAATTGATGTGATAGGATCTGGAACCAAACAACATCTTGAACAACGACATGAAGTAAAACATGCATGGGTGACGCATGATAAGATCAAGGATGTTCTTGGATATAAGCAAGTAACAACTCTAAAAGACGGATTGAGTAAGATGTGGGAGTGGGCAAAAACTCAACCAATGCGTGAAAGAAAACTATGGTCGAAGTATGAATTAGATGTGGGCATTTACAACTATTGGAAAGTGAAATAATATGGCACAAGGTGTACATAAAATTACAGAACAGTTCGAGGAAAAGGTAGCAGAATATACTGGTGCGCCTTATGCTGTTGCTCTTGACAACATGAGTAACGCATTGTTTCTTGCTTTGTATTATGAGAAAGTTCAAGGACTTGAGATCACAATACCAGCAAGAACTTATATGTCAGTTCCCTGTGAAATTATTCATGCTGGTGCAAAAGTAAAATTTGAACCAGTCGAAGGAACCAAGATCAAAGGTGGGTATCAACTAAAACCAACAAAGGTTTGGGATTGCGCATTGCAATTCACAACAAACATGTATGTGCCAAATACACATATGTGTTTATCTTTCACTGGACCATATAAGCATCTTAAATTGGGCAAGGGTGGCATGATAATTACTGATGATGTGGATGCGTACAAGTGGTTCAAGAAAGCAAGATTTAGTGGAAGAAATGAGTGTTCTTATCACGAAGATACATTTGATATGTTGGGGTGGAACTTCTATATGATGCCAGAGATTGCTGCCCGTGGTCTTCTTCTGATGACACAGTTTTATAATCTTGATGGCACTCCAAAACACAATCCAGATCTTGAATTACCATATCCAGATCTTTCAAAGCATCCAGTATATACAGATAGTAAATAATGATTCATATATTTTTTAGACATTATAATGTTGGTGGAAGCAATAATGCTGCAAGACAAGACAATCGTTATCAAGCACGATCTGCTCGTCGTTGGGGAAATGTAGACAATTGGTTTAATTATGAAAAAGTATTTTTAAATCTTCTTCGTACTACTGCTGGTGCTAATGTTAAGATTAATGTTGTTATGGATGGCATCATCGAAGAAAATTGGATTGCAAAATACAAAAATAAATTTACACCATATGAAATTGTCGGTGGAACTGATTTTGCGTCATTTTTTCCAACAATGGATATTGTAAAAAATGATACATCTATTCGACAAAATGATATAGTTTATCTTTTAGAAAATGATTATCTTCATGTTGATGGATGGGTTTCAAAGGTAGAAGAACTCTACACAATGTACAATGATAATGTAAGTTATGTTTCACTATACGATCATTTGGATAAATACATTTATGATCATTATTCGCATTTGAGGGAAAAGATTATTATAACCAGAACCCATCACTGGAGAACTACCCCAAGCACAACGGGAACATTCATGTTAAGTAAGAAAATCTTCGATGAGGATTATGATGTTCATTCGACACGAAAAGAAGATCATGGTAAATTTGTATGGTTACAAGAAAATAGAAAAAGATTTCTGTTGACTCCTATCCCTGGATTATCAACTCATTGTGTTGGAGAATGTTCACCCACAATTGATTGGCAAGCAATTAGCGATAGAGAGGTAATACAGTGAATACAGTTGAAGAATCGTATCGTGCATTGTCTTTGAGTGCATCGGATATAAATGATGCTTGCAATTTGTTAATTGATGTGGTAGGATCAGGTACTAAACAGCATCTCGAACAGAGACATGAAGTAAAACATGCATGGGTGACGCATGATAAGATCAAGGATGTTCTTGGATATAAGCAAGTGACATCTTTAAAAGATGGATTGGGTAAAATGTGGGAATGGGCAAAGACCCAACCCATGCGGGAGAGAAAGTTATGGGATAAGTATGAATTGGATAAAGGAATTTACAACTATTGGAAAGTGAAATAAAAATGAATAAACCAAATTTAAAACAAGAAAGAATGCATGGAATGGGAGATGCTGGTGGAGTTAATTATATAGAAGGATTAGATGAACTTTGTTTATTTTTTAAAATGAACAAAAATCATAAAGTTCTAGAATTAGGTTGTAATGATGGAGTTAGCACATCTTTATTTGCATACTATGCTGATGTTGTTGATACTGTTGATATAGTTTTAACAGAAAAAATGAAAAATATTTTAAATTTTCATAAAAACATTAATTTTAAACAAGGAAGTATTTCTCAGATAGTTCCAAATTTAATTGATGATTATTATGATTTTATTTATATTGACGCAGATCATTCTTTTCATTCTGTAGTACATGATATAAATGTTAGTCTTCCAAAATTAAAAAAAACTGGAATAATGTCTGGACATGATTATATACCAGATAGTCCAACATTATTTGGAGTAAGTCAAGCAGTAAATAGTTTATTTAATATTGAAAAAATTAAAGTTTTTTCTGATTATAGTTGGGCAATTATTGGAGAATAAAATTCATGAAATGTTTAGTAATTGCAATGGTCTTACTATACTGAAACGAGTTGGTTCATGATAGATTTATCAAAAGTAACTTTAGTCACTATAGATGGTACTGGCAAAGATACTTCCAAACTTATTGAAGTAATCGATATCTGCACTCGTAAAATAAACTTTGGGTCTGTTATTTTGATTACAGCAGATCCAGACATTCAGACTACTGCTAAAGTGACAATTCATACAATTGACAAGATGTCATATCCAGAGTATAATACATTTTGTATAACGGATTTGAATAAATATGTCAATACAGAATTTTGTTTGATTGTTCAGACTGATGGATTTATCTGCAAACCAACAAACTGGACAGATGAATTTTATAACTATGATTACATCGGTTGTCCGTGGATGGATGCCGAACCTGGATATTTTCCTTGGGTTACTGAACCAAAGTATCAAGTTGGTTGTGGTGGATTTTGTTTCCGTAGTAAGAAATTACTACAAACAGGAGCAAATATAAGCAGGGAATTTATCTCAAGAATGACACACGCAGGAATGGGTGAGGATGTAATCATATGTGTATCACTGAGGGATTATTTTGAAAAAATGGATTGTAAGTTTCCAACAGGAGAATTTGCAAAGAAGTTTGCACTAGGGAGTGCTCCGCTAAAGGAAAATCAATTGGAAACTACATTTGGATTCCACAGCAATGAATATATGTCGGAAGTTAAAAAAATGATTGAAAGATGGGATGAATATGAAATTACAAGAAATACTAACAGAGGAAATTAATTTATGAAAGTTAGACCAATGCGACCACTTGAAGGTGTACAAGGATTGATTGATATTTGCGATTTTGTTTCTAGTAACATTAAAGTAGAAACTGCTTTAGAGTTGGGATCATATATTGGAGAATCAACTGTTACATTTGCTAAAAATTTTAAAGATTTAAAAATTTTGTATGCAGTCGATCCGTTTAGTTTAAATTTTAATTCTGATAATTTATTTGATGAAGAAAATATAGAAGGAATAATGAACATTTTCTATAAAAATATTGAACAATATCCATCAATCAAGCATATTAGAAAAGATTCAGAAAACGCATCAAAAGATTTTGAAAATAAAATTTTTGATTTCATTTATATTGATGGTTGTCACTCATTTGATTGTGTGATGAAGGATGTTAAATATTGGAAACCAAAAGTAAAAGAAAATTGTTATATGTCATTCCATGACATTGATTGGTATGAAGTTGTATCTGCATTATCTTTACATTTTGATATCGATAACGGGTATATGACCAAAGACAACAGCATTACTTTTAGAGTTCAATAAAATTAAGAGGAATAAAAATGCAAAGAAAAATATATGATTGTTTTCAATTTTTTAACGAATTGGATATTCTTGATATTAGATTAAATGAATTGGATTCTCAAGTTGACTATTTTGTTATTGTTGAAGCAGAATTGAGTCATCAGTTAAAACCAAAACCATTATATTTTAAAGAAAATAAAGAAAGATATTCTAAATTCTTGCATAAGATCATTCATGTTGTTGTGCCAGCAGATAAATTTGTATCGAATACGGTTCAGCATTTTGCTCATCATAATGATCAAATTCAAAGAAATTCTTTGAGAAATGGAATAGAAAATGCCAATGATGAAGATTTTATTATTATATCTGATTTAGATGAAATTGTTTCTAGTAAAAAAATACAAGATTATAAAAATTCACAGTATTGGGAATCTCCAATACCTGTTATATTTGAACAAAATTTTTATTTATGGTATTTGAATGCAAGAGCAGACGGATTCCCTTGGATTAATTCTGGAATGTGTTTAAAGAAAGATTTAGAGGAAATTGGAACAAGAGGATTCAAGGATAACAAAACTTGTTTTACATTTCCTAGAATTAAAGATGGTGGTTGGCATTTTTCTTATATTGGAAATCCTAATACTGTAAAAACAAAACTTGATAATTTTGCACATACAGAATTCTCTCATCTAACTATTGATGACTTAAAAAAGAATAGAGAAAATTTAATCGACCCATTAGGGAGAAAAGACGAAGGTATAAATATAGTTGTAGACTCAATACAGACTATGCCACAGTATGTGCAGGATAATATAGAAAAATTCAAGGACTTTTTAATATGAAAAATATATTGGTTTTGGGTGGTGGGGGATTTATTGGTTCTCATCTCGTTAAACGACTTAAAAATGAAGGAAATTATGTAAAGGTATGTGATCTTAAATATCCAGAATATTCTGCAAGCACAGCAGATGATTTTATGATTGGAGATTTGCGCGATCAAGTGGTGTGCGACAAACTCTTTAATATGCATTATGACGAGGTTTATCAACTCGCTGCTGATATGGGTGGTGCAGGATATATCTTCACTGGAGAGAATGATGCAAATGTAATGCATAATTCCGCTCTTATCAATTTAAATATTGTTGAGCGTTGTATGCGTACTGGAGTAGGAAGAGTGTTTTATTCTTCATCTGCTTGCATGTACCCTGCATACAACCAGGAAGATCCAAATAATCCAAAGTGTTCAGAATCTTCCGCATACCCTGCTGCACCAGATAGTGAGTATGGATGGGAGAAACTTTTCAGCGAAAGACTTTATCTATCTTATGCTCGCAATCATAAGTTGAATGTAAGGATTGCAAGATATCATAATATCTTTGGACCAGAAGGCACATGGAAGGGTGGCAAGGAGAAAGCACCAGCGGCACTTTGCCGTAAGGTTATAGAAGCAAAAAATGGCACGATTGATGTGTGGGGTACTGGAGAACAAACTCGGTCATTCCTATATATCGATGAGTGTGTTGAAGCAACTCTAAGATTGATGCGATCAGATTTTTCTGGTCCAGTGAATATTGGTTCAGAGGAAATGATAACAATTAATAATCTAGCAAAGATGGTTATTGATATCTCTGGAAAAGATGTTAAGATACACAATGTGAAAGGACCAGTTGGAGTTATGGGTAGAAATTCTGATAATAAACTCTATAAGGAAAAGATTGGTTGGGAACCATCGCAACCACTTTCTGTTGGTATTGAGAAAACTTACAAATGGATTGAAACTCAGCATGAGGATTGTTCGTCATTTACTAGCGTTCCAGTTCATGCAAATTCCGCACAACTGGACATGGAAGATAAACATAGAAAGTAAAATGCATTACATCATCGTATATGAAGATGGTAAACCATTCTTGTCAATACCGACATATGAAAAGAATGTTGATGTGGACAAGATAGTCAAAGACTACAGATTGAATAAAACTGTAGTAATCAAAGTAGAAGAACAAGATAAATTTATAGGATGGTAAACAATGAAAATTGTATTTTTTAATCATCACCCAGATGAAATGTATTGGCATATTAAAACTTTTGAAGCACTTGGTCATGATTGTCATGTTGCTACTAGAAAATTAACACTAGAATGTGGAGAGAATTATTGCTCTTTTGACGAAGAGGGGCATGTTCAAAAAGGTCCAGTATTCTATAAATGGGAACATCTTCACCCAGACATGAACTTGAAATTTACTGACACTATTCATGGATTTGATGCTGCTGTTACAATCAGTGGAAAGATTCCATATGTGCTCGCACCAAAAATGAAAGTCTTTGCTTGCGTAGTAGTTAAGTTTGATATTGATAAGTTTAATGGTGTGGATAATATCATCAAGATCATAGCACATCCAGATGCTAAACAATGGAATGGACATTTTGTTCCAAAGTTTGTTCCGCAATATGGAAAGATCGGTCCACAGACTTATATCAGTCAGTTGATGGAGAGATATTATACCATGTATCTTGCAGACTTGATGAAGTTGAAGCAAGAAGGATTCCCAGTCATTGTTTCTGGTGCAATCGAAGCACCAGATGGAGTTGTTCACGATCTTCGTCTATTGGAACAAACTAGATTTCTAGTTCACGACAAGGCATATGGGATTTCATGTGGTGCTGTTCTCAAAGCATTGGACTCTGGATGTAAAATTTATATGACAAAGAAAAATAGAATTGAAACTGGTCTTTCTGATATTCCAGATGAATGTTTCATATTTAATGATGATATATCAATTAAAGATGCATACGATAAGTATGCTGATTATGATAAATCTCATATTCAAACCTTGTTTAGAAATGTGAGAAATTTAGATAATGCTGTCAACCATTTATCCAATTTACTAAAATGATATCGGTATTTGGATCTAGTGGATTTATTGGGTCTAGATTTGTTGATACATTCAAAGACAAATGTATCGCTATACCTAGAGAATGTAATACACCACAATCTAATACTGTTCTTTATTTAATAAGCACAGTTGATAATTATAATGTATATACAGATCCATATTTGGATGTTAATACAAATCTCATAAAACTAATAAATGTTCTTGAACAGTGTAAAAACTTTTCAGAACCATTAACATTTAATTTTATCAGTTCTTGGTTTGTGTATGGAAAGACTAATGAATTTCCAGCAAAGGAAACTTCAATTTGCAATCCCAGAGGATTTTATTCGATTACTAAATATGCAGCAGAAAGAATGGTTGAATCTTATTGTGAAACTTTTAACATCAACTATAAGATAATGCGATTGACCAATATAATTGGTCCTGGTGACAAAAAAGTATCCAATAAGAAGAATGCATTGCAATATATGTTCAATCAGTTGAAATCCAATGATCAGGTCAAATTGTATAATAATGGAGAAGTTATTAGAGATTATATGGGTGTTGATGATTGTTGTAATGCTATAATGACATGTATTGATAATGCAGATAATAAATCCATAACAAATATTTCCAATTCAGAACCAACAAAGATAAAAGATATAATCAATTATGCTAAAGTTAAGTTAAATTCTCAAAGTGAAATATTATCAATAGATACACCACAATTTCATAAAACTGTTCAAATTGAGAACATGTATCTTGACAATACCGCTCTTTGTATGCTAGGATATACACCAAAAAGCACTGTGTATCAGTGCGTAGATTCTATATTGAAAATAAACAATGATTAATTTAAACACTGATAATCTTATTAAAGAAAAGTTATCAAAATTGATAACAGAGATTGTGATTTCATCTAAAAAAGAATGGATTCCAGGTATTGATTGGATTTCATATGCTGGATCTTTTATGGATGAAAACGAGTATATTGCTGCCGTCGAATGCCTATTGGATGGTTGGTTTGCTCTCGGTGAAAATGGTATTAAATTTGAAAGACAATTTAAATTTCATATAGGGAAAAATTATGGGTTATTGACGAATAGTGGATCTAGTGCAAATTTATTGATGGTTTCTGCGCTTAAATCTAAAAATTTATACAATTTGCCAGTAGGATCAAAAATAATAACTCCATGTGCTGGATTTCCAACAACAGTAAATCCAATATTGCAAAATGGTTTTGTTCCTGTTTTTGTGGATATAGAAATTGAGACTCTTAATATTGATTTGGATCAATTTGAAAAGGCAGCAAAAGATGGAGCAAGTGCAGTAATTTTTGCACATGTTTTAGGTAATCCTCCAAACATGGATCGTGTTATGGAGATCGTAGACAAATATAATCTTATTTTACTTGAAGATTGTTGTGATGCTCTTGGTAGTTCTTTTGATGGTAAACTTTTGGGATCGTTTGGTCAATTTGCATCATGTTCTTTTTACCCAGCACACCATATTACAATGGGAGAAGGTGGATTTGTTGGATGTAGAACAGAAGAACAAGAAACAGTAATTAGAAGTATTCGTGATTGGGGTAGAGGTTGCTATTGCTCTGGTAAAGGTTCTGCTTGCCTGAAGAATGGAATGTGTAAAAAGAGATTCAGCAATTGGTTGCCAGATATGCCAGATGTAATTTTTGATCACAAATATATTTACGATGAAATTGGTTATAATTTAAAACCACTAGATTTGCAAGCAGCTATTGGTCTAGTTCAGATTAAAAAAATACCTGAAATTATAAAAATAAGAAAGAATAATTTTAACAGATTATATTCTATATTTTCGAAATATGAAACAATATTTCATTTGCCCAAAGCAACTCAAAATTCAGATCCTTCATGGTTTGCATTTCCATTGACCGTGAGGGATGGTGTTCAGTTAAATAGATCTGATTTTACTTTATATCTTGAAAATTGTAAAATACAGACTAGAAATTATTTTGGTGGTAATTTATTACTTCAACCAGCTTATCGTGGATTGTATAGTGGAAACGCAATGATAGATTTTCCAGTTGCAACAAAAATTACAAAAGATACTTTCTTTTTAGGTACAAGTCCAGTAATTTCAGATCAACAACTTGTCTACATAGAAGAGAAAGTGAATGAATATTTTCAGTCAGTCAAGTTTTAAGAGTATTAATTATGAAACCAAAAATTGCACTATCTATGATCGTTAAGAATGAATCTCATATTATTCATGAGTGTTTGAATTCTATTTACAAGTACATTGATTACTGGATTGTTTCCGATACTGGATCCACCGATGGAACTCAAGATATCATTAAGAATTTCTTTGCAGAAAAAGGAATTCCTGGTGAGATTCATCAAGATGAGTGGAAGAACTTTGGTCACAATAGAACACAGGCACTTCGCCATTGTGATGGTAAGTGTGATTATATCTGGATGATTGATGCGGATGACTGCATAGAAGGTGATTTTAAATTTCCATTAGAAATGACAGCAGATGGATATGTGATTCGCATGGGTCGCGAAGATTTCTCTTGGTGGAGAACTCAAATTTTCCGAATGGATGCCAAGTGGGAATACAAAGGTGTTCTTCACGAATATCCAGCATGTGCTAAAGAACAACCAATGCTTACAAAGATTGAAGGAAAGTATAATCTCAATGCACGAACTCTTGGTGCAAGAAATGTTGGAATTACTCCAGTAGAAAAATACAAGAGAGATGCCGATATGCTTGAAATTGCAATGGTGGATGAACCAACCAACACTAGGTATCAATTCTATCTTGCACAATCGTATTTTGATTCTCAGCAATGGGAAAAGTCTGAGGCAGCATATAAGAAGCGTGCTGAAATGGGTGGATGGGCAGAGGAAGTTTATTACGCACTTTATCGTGTTGCTGTTTGTCGCGCAATGTTGGATAGACCGTGGCCTGAGATTCAAGCATCATTCCTTGATGCATATAATTATCGTCCAATTCGTTCCGAACCGTTGGTCCATATTTCCCAAGTTCTTCGTCAAAAATATAATCAACCAGCAGCTGCATTTGTGTTTGCACGAATGGCAGCAGAAATGCCACTACCTCAAGGTGAGATTCTATTTGTTCCTGATGCCATTTATAACTTTGTGGCATTAGATGAACTTGGAGCAACAGCATTTGCTGCTGGTAGACCAGAACTTGGATTTCTTGCGTGTAAGAAACTTTTGGAAGAAAATAGACTACCAAAGGGCGAAATTGACAGAGTTCAGCAAAATTATAATCAATATAAAACAATTCTTGAACAAATAGATCAACAACGAAAACAATACGAAGCACACATACAAAAAACACAACCAGTTCCTGAAATTAAATCCCAAAAATTTAAGGAACGAAAGAAACAAAAAGTTAAATAATTTTGTATAAATAGTGCTATAGTAAACTATGGCATTTCCAATAAATCCAATTTCAGGAACCACACACGGCGTTAATAGTCGTGTGTGGTCATATAATGGCATCGCGTGGGATAGACTAGATCTAGGAACTAGCACAGGGGGTTCTGGTGGTATTAGTGGTCCTTATGTAATATCCATAAACGGATTCATTGGTGGGGTCACGCTCTCAGCGGGGTCTGGTATCACTCTAAGTGGTACTGGTGGAATTATAACAATTTCCACTACTGGTACTGCTGGTCAAGGAACAATATTCTATTATCAAGCTACTGGTCCAAGTTCTGGTATAACTACTGGCGACAGGTGGATGGATTCCGATACAGGAATTGAATTTGTATACATCAACGATGGCAATTCTCCACAATGGGTTCAACCATTAAATGCTGGAACCGTGGGACCAGCAGGTGCAGCAGGAAATACTGGTAATACTGGAAATACTGGTATTCAAGGAAATACTGGTAATACTGGAAATACTGGTTCTCCAGGTATTCAAGGCAACACTGGTAATACTGGAAATACTGGTTCTCCAGGTATTCAAGGAAATACAGGTAATACTGGTGCTACAGGTATTCAAGGAAATACTGGTAATACTGGTTCTCCAGGTATTCAAGGAAATACAGGTAATACTGGTTCTCCAGGTATTCAAGGAAATACTGGTAATACAGGAAACAATGGAAACACAGGAAACACAGGTAATACTGGAAACACTGGTAATACTGGTAACAATGGAAACACAGGTGCTACTGGTTATGGATATACTGCTGCTGGTATTTCTGGTGGGTTCCTTTGGATATCGCCAGTAGATGAATTTGGTATTCGTGGAGCATCATTCTCCATTGGATATGTTCAAGGTAATACAGGTAATACAGGAAACAATGGAAACACAGGTAATACTGGAAACACTGGTAACAATGGAAACACAGGTGCTACTGGATCTGGTTATACTGGAATTGGTATATCTGGTGGATTCTTGTGGATATCACCAGTAAATAATTCTGGTAAAGGTGCTTCTTTTAGTATAGGATATGTTCAAGGAAATACTGGTAATACAGGAAACAATGGAAACACAGGAAACACAGGTAATACTGGAAACACTGGAAACACAGGTTCAACTGGTGCTACTGGTTATGGATATACTGCTGCTGGTATTTCTGGTGGGTTCCTTTGGATATCGCCAGTAGATGGATTTGGTATTCGTGGAGCATCATTCTCTATAGGATATGTTCAAGGAAATACTGGTAATACAGGAAACACTGGTAATACAGGAAATACTGGAAATACAGGAAACACAGGTAATACAGGTGCTACTGGTAACACAGGTTCAACTGGTGCTACTGGTTATGGATATACTGCCGCTGGTCTTTCTGGTGGATTCTTGTGGATATCACCTATAGATGGATTTGGTATTCGTGGAGCATCATTCTCTATAGGATATGTTCAAGGTAATACTGGTAATACAGGTGCTACTGGTCAAGCACCAATATTCTATTATCAAGCTACTGCTCCGACTTCTGGTATAACGACTGGCGACAGGTGGATGGATTCCGATACAGGAATTGAATTTGTATATATCTACGATGGTAACTCTCCACAATGGGTACAACCATTAAATGCTGCATCTCAAGGTAGTCAATATCTCTACGAGTTGACTCCCGCTTCCGCTACTGCGACAGGAACAAAAGGAGACATTGTTTACGACACAAACTACATCTATGTCTGCATAGCAACTGACACTTGGAAGCGGACAGCAATTTCTACTTGGGTGTGATCGTTATGGACTATAAATATTAAAGGATAATACATGCCATTAGATTTCCCTCCATCCCCAGCACCGAATTATATTTATACCTTTGGCACTTCTTCTTGGAAGTGGACTGGTGATTCGTGGACAGTTTATTCTACTCCACTTTTGGGTAACACTGGTGCTACTGGCAACACAGGTGCTACTGGTCCAGTTGGTGATTATGTAATTACATTCAATGGAAGAACTGGTAACATTCAAGGTGTGACATCAATCAATGGTGCTACAGGTACTATAATAAATGTGGCATTTACAAATCTAGGAAATACCTTTACTGTCAGACAGGTAATGAATGCTGGTCTTACGACTTCTTCTATAAATGTTGCTGGTGTAGCATCATTCAATCCATCAAACAGCGGACAGAATACTTTAGGCGGAACAAGTACCACTCTTGCATCAACTGCCACGACAGTTCAGAATACAGCAGCACTGCTGACTATTTCAACCACTTTCTTACCAGGAAACAATGCTACGCTCAGACTACAGGGATCTGATGGAAGTGGTGAAACTTCATATACTAATGATATTAAACCCCAGACTACACAGACTGGAAATTTAACACATACTCTGCCAGCGACTACAGGAACATTACTGAATGATAAATTACAGTATGTTGCTTCAATAAATGGAAGAACGGGTGACATTCAAGGTGTGACATCAATCAATGGTGCTACAGGTACTATAATAAATGTGGCATTTACAAATCTTGGAAATACCTTTAGTGTTTGTCAAGTATTCAATGCTGGCATAACCGCCTCTGGTGGAATGACATTATTTGGATCATTAAATTCTTATAGTGGAATTTCTGCTTCTGGCATCACATCAGATTCTGGGTATAAAATAACAGCTGGTGCAATCAATGCCCAAACAGTAAGTTATACTATGCTAGGATCAGACAACGGCAAAATCATAACCATGAATCCTGCTTCTACAGGAATCACACTTACTGTTCCTACTGGATTGCCCATCGGTCACACAACAACAATTATTCGTCTTAGCTCTACTCTAAATGTTGGAATAAGTGCCGCTAGTGGTGTGACAATCAATAGTTTCCAGAATCAGAAAAATATTGCTGGTCAACATGCTGCTGTAAGTTTGATTTCTTATACCACCGATACATTCAATCTTGCAGGAGGACTGACAGGATGATACTTCCTAATTGTCGTCCTGCATATTTAACACCAATACAGATCAAAGGATCCAATACTCCAGCAGCAGTGAATTGGACCAATATAAGATTTACCGCGTCTTCGGGAACACATCAATTCACAGAACAGCAAATAACAGGAATTTCAACTCCTATAGTTTTAAGTGTGAATGGAGCATGGGGATCCAATAGTACATTATATTATCGTGTTGCTCCAACTACAACGCCATTGCCAAACCCTTTACTCAATAAAGATGTATTTGTAGGAGTAACAGCATTTGATTACGCTGTAGGATTTGGATCATCCTCACAAGGATTCACTGCATGTCTTCCATTCAATAGTACTGGAAGCACTTTTGCAGTGAATAATAATGATTTTGTTGCATTTATATGCTGGGGTGCTGATCAGGCGCCTGGTCCATCAGTTATATTCCCAACATGGACAGTTACAGTCAATAACGAATCTGCTGGTGCAGCTACTTTGGATACTTTTGACGCAATAACAAATCCATAAATATAACGGAGAAATTATATGCCAGCATCACGGTACGATATTCAAGCAGATCAGGGAGCAACATTCAAGTTGCATTTGCATTATAAATTTTCTGGTGGAACTGGAATTGATATTGGAAACTTTACAGGAAGAATGCAAGTCCGAAGATCCTCAAAAGATCCAAATGTTATTTTATTCTTAACTCAAAATGGTGTTACTGGTGGTGGTATTACTGGAGAATTTGCTATTGGTAGTGGAATTGCTGGTAGTGGTGGAATTAGTTTCAATACTTCTATTTCTGGAGCAACAGCATTTACTGGTGGAATATTTCTAAGAGTTGATGCTGATACTATGACTAATGTTCCAAATGGAAAGCATTTTTATGATCTTGAATTAAAGAATTCGCTCAATGAAGTGATGAGACTTATGGAAGGTTCATTTGAAGTCTCAAGAGAAATTACGAGAACATAACAGATGGCAGAAGAGAAACCAATACTGGTAGTAACTCAAATTCCTCCGAACACAATTGTTACGGAGAGTTCTGCTAATAACTTAGTAGTCAATAACACATTACCATCCACAGTATTGATTGCTGCTGCATTGGGGCCAGCAATTGCTGGTGGTGCTGGTGCTCAAGGTATAAGAGGAACTACAGGTGCTACTGGTGCTACTGGTTCTGGTTATACTGCAATTGGTCTTTCTGGTGGGTTTCTTTGGGTTTCTCCTGTAAGTAATACTGGAGTTCGTGGAGCATCATTTTCCATTGGATATGTTTTAGGATCAACTGGTAACACTGGAAATACTGGTATTCAAGGTAACACTGGTAACACTGGTAATACTGGTTCTCCAGGTATTCAAGGAAATACAGGTAACACTGGTAACACTGGAAATACTGGTTCTCCAGGTATTCAAGGTAACACTGGTAATACTGGAAACACTGGTTCTGATGGTTCTCCAGGTATTCAAGGAAATACAGGTAATACTGGTTCTCCAGGTATTCAAGGTAACACTGGTAATACTGGAAACACTGGTGCTCCAGGTATTCAAGGTAACACTGGTAATACTGGTTCTCCAGGTATTCAAGGAAATACAGGTAATACTGGAAACACTGGTTCTCCAGGTATTCAAGGAAATACAGGTAATACTGGTTCTCCAGGTATTCAAGGTAACACTGGTAATACTGGTAATACTGGTTCTCCAGGTATTCAAGGAAATACAGGTAATACTGGTTCTCCAGGTATTCAAGGAAATACAGGTAATACAGGTAATACTGGAAACACTGGTGCTCCAGGTATTCAAGGAAATACAGGTAATACTGGTTCTCCAGGTATTCAAGGAAATACAGGTAACACTGGTAATACAGGTATTCAAGGAAATACAGGTAACACTGGTAATACAGGTAATACTGGTTCTCAAGGTCCATCTGGTGGTGTTAATTTTGCTTTTGGTGCAACTGCTCCTTCCAACCCAACTGGTGGAGATCAATGGTTAGATAGCAATACTGGAGCATTGCTCACTTATTTTTATGACGGAAATTCTTCTCAATGGGTTCAATTCCTTAAAGGAATTCCTGGTCCTCAAGGAGCAACTGGTCCGAGCGGAGTAGTCTCTGGTGATTATGTTGCTTTGTTCAATGGAAAAACTGGAAATGTTGGTATTTCTGCTGGATCGTTCATAACAATCACTCAAACAGGAAACACATTTACAATATCTTCTAGTGTAGGAACTGTTGCAGGTTCTACAGGAAATACTGGTGCTACTGGTTCTCCAGGTATTCAAGGTAACACTGGTAACACTGGTAATACAGGTATTCAAGGTAACACTGGTAACACTGGTAATACAGGTATTCAAGGTAACACTGGAAATACTGGTAACACTGGAAATACAGGTATTCAAGGTAACACTGGTAATACTGGTAACACTGGAAATACAGGTATTCAAGGTAACACTGGTAACACTGGTAACACTGGTATTCAAGGTAACACTGGTAACACTGGAAATACAGGTATTCAAGGTAATACTGGAAATACTGGAGCATGTGGTCCAACCGATATACGATCAACAAATTCAGCATCCACATTCTATCCATTATTTGCTGGAGGTTCTGGAAATACTTACATTTATATTGATGATGTCACTACACCATTTACATATGTCCCAAGTAGTGGTGCATTAACAGCAAAGATATTCGCCATAGCAACTGGAGTTAATTCATCCTCATTGAACGCAACCTATGTTGAATTTAATACTAGTACAGACTCATCAAGTGTTTCTGCTACCAATATTGGTAATGTTGGATCATCACCATTTACAGTTCAATCAAATGTTAAATTAAAATTAACTGCTCCAACTATAGAATTTTATGGATCTGGTTGGGGATATACATTCCCTGCATCAAATGGAACTACTGGTCAAGCATTACTGACAAGAGGTGATGCTGGACTTTATTGGGGAACGGTTTCTACATCTGGTGGTAGTGGAACAACTCTATTTGCTGGAAGAGGAATTACTCTAACTACAGCATCCGCAGGAACTACAGTTGCTACTATTCTAGGAATGACCAGTGCGAATGATGGATTCTTGATTTCTGGTGGTATAACCCAAAGAACTCTTGGATTTAGTGGTGGTGATGTGACAATTGAAGGTGGAACATTTGCATCAGTAATAACATTCCCAACTGTATCTACAACACTTGTTGGAATTCACAATGCAGTAACTTCGTTCAATGGATCAACTGGTGATATTACATTCGCTGGTGGTGTTACTGGAGTGAATGGTAAAACTGGAAATGCTTTTGTGTTTGAATATTATCTAGGGTTTACTTCCACCGTAAACACTTCAACATATCCAGAAGGTGGAACTGCTAATTATGCGTCAAATCAACCAGTATATTACAGTTCCTCACCATTTAATGATATAATATCATCGGGTAGAGCAAAACCAAATAGAGTTTATTTTAATCCATTTGTAATTCCAACCCAAACAACAATACAAATATTGCGACTTAGTGGATATCAAAACGGATTATGTGGTGGAACTGGAAATGTATTTTTAGGAATATATAATGCAAATTCTTATGGTATGCCAAAAGACAAACTATATTCGTCCAGCAGTCTAGTAGTATTAAGTGATTTTGCCAATACTCATGATTATAATCCTTCTGGATTGATTACTCTATCTCCTGGATATTATTATCTTGCAGCAGTATTTAATAATAATCCTACACTATATTCGTTTACTACTGGAGCGCAAACCAGTACAAGTCCATTTGGATCTCAAAATCTTGCTGGTGGATATCAGAACCGAGCTATTATTATAGATCAGGGTGGATTTACCTTACCGATAAGTGGAATCACTAGTGGTGCTAGATTTGTTGATTATAGCGTTGGTGGAACATATACAAATCTTATGGTAAGTCCACTAATAGAATTTAGGATTCTATAATGAAAGTATTCAAACAATACAGTTTCAACGAACTCACACAAGAATCAACTTTAATAGATGATAGAGATTTTTATCATTGTAAACAATTTCAATTAAAAGAGCTAAGAAATATTGCTAACAAACTGATTATCTCTAGTGTTCCAGAATATAAGCAAAGAAACGCAGCACTTGGATTGCTGTCTGATGAAGAAACACAACAGATTAAAGATTCAATACAAGCAATAAGAACAATATCAAATCAAAAAGAAGCAGAGATACTCGCAGTTGTTTGGGATGGACAAGAATCCACAAGAGCAGAAGCGTGTGATATAGTTCAGAGGATATTCTGGGAATAAATAATTAAACTACCATGCCACTAGATTTTCCTTCAAATCCAACCCTCAATTTACCATACACTTTCAACGGAACTCAATGGAAGTGGAATGGTTCTGCTTGGTTGATTGTTGGTGATAATTTTGGTACTACAGGAGCAACAGGACCAGCTGGAAATACTGGAAACACTGGTAATAATGGAACAACAGGTAACACTGGTGCTACGGGATCTGGTTATACTGCTGCTGGTCTTTCTGGTGGATTCTTATGGATAACTCCAGTTTTATCTTCTGGTATA